TTATATAGCTTTTTTTAGTTGCTTCTTTTGCTGGCATTCTTCCTCCCACTTCATTACATCAGTAGCGAGGTATCTTTTCATTGTTCCGCCCTCAGAACTTAATGCTGGGGCTGGGAATGGAATCCCCCAAGGTGTGTTAATTTCCCACCGATTAAGTGTGCGTTTAGTAATATGAAACATCTCACACACATTGTTAGATGTCAGATATTTATCCACATTAGCCCTCCTTACTTTCCGCTTTAACTTCTAACTGGATGCCTTCATATGTGCCATCACCCCCACAATTCAGACAGTGTGTATATATGCCTAAACCATCCCCATCAGGACTAAAGTTTTCAGGTAATGAAACATCTATAAATTCAGTACCGCCAATTGGCTTCGTATGAATATGAGGGGCAAGGCCGTAATAGGGGAAAATGCATTCACCGTTCCCGTCATCACAAAAATCACATGTTTTAACTTTTAATCCACTCATCCTTTAGTTCCTCAACTCATTACGTTCTTTCTTCAATTGACGCAAAAGGTTGTGAAGGGTAACGGTTACAGCTTTATCTAAACTTTTAGTTGAATGGAATTCTGCAAGCTGAGACAGTGCTAAACCAAAAATGTGATATGCAAAAACTTTTGCAGCTTCCGGATTGTTTTTGATAAGCTCCTCAGTACTTGGACAAATGATTTCTTCAAAAATATGAAGAGCCACCTGATCCGGAGTACCTTCAATACGGCTAGGGCTCAAATTAACTTCACCAATAACTTTGCTCATTGTTGAGAATCCTCACTTAAAATTTCCCATTCACCCCAATCGCCCAAATAACCAGATTTTGAAATGCTTGTTGTAATCACTTGACCATCATCACAAGTTACTTTCATTCGATTGGCATCTATGCGAACAGCTTTATAAACAACATCCATTTGTAAATTTGCTGGTAAAGGACTTGAGCCATTTACAGATTTAATTCTTACTTCCATTTTTAAGCCCTCAAATATTCTTCTTTAGTCCACTCAACAAACTCTCTATAAAGCTGCTGGGCAGGTTTATTTAATCGGTTGTGATAGTCGATCGTTATGCGCCGCCAAGCAACTGGTACCGCATAATGCTTTGTTAGAAACATTGCTTGGTCCATGCCTTGCCGGACTATTACGTAGCCCAGCAATTGCAAGTAGTACATAAAACCAAGCATGTGTTTTTGGCTCACTTTCTTGTACTGATCTTTCATGTTAGAAACCGTCCACTAATAAATAATCAGGGGTAGATTCTTGTTGAGTAGGTGTAGGATTCTCTAATTCATAGCGGCGTTTTCTCACATACCCCATTAGCTTCGGTTGAATCTGCGGATCTCGTGCAGCCACGTCTATTTCCAAAGCATCTAGCGTTGTAAGGTCTGGTGCAGTTTGGATTTGAACCATTAAAGAGGGTGGCTCATTAGCAGATGCCTTTTCTTTTTCTAGCTCTTCAAGACGTTTGTGAGTGGCGAGAAGGATAGGCTTCATTTGTTCGTCATCCCATGTGCGGGTATAACGATAAACCGCATTTACTTCTGCAGGTGTTTTTGACTCTTTTACACGCTGTAGAAGAGTATCTAGGGTTTGCTGATACTCATTGTTTTTTTCTTGCTCAGGTGTAGGCTGAGTTAAAAAATCTTCAGGTGAAGACACATAAGGTTGTTCTGTAATAACAATCGCACTATCTAAAGCTGATCCTATATTTTCTGAAATATCTTCGGATTGCACCAATGAGTCTTCAGAAGTAGTTACATTTGTTTGCTCAGTAATAACAATTGTAGGTTGTTTAACTTCATCAACAATTTCAGAAGTCTTTTCTACAACTACTGTCTGTGCACCTTTTGATTTCTTAGCACGCTGTTTCTTTGGTTCGTCACCTAGGCGAATAACACTAAAATCGTCACTAACTTCAAAACCTAACGCTTTAGATAGTGCTTTTAATTGAAGCTTGGCGTTTTCTGCATCACGTTGAACAAAGCCGCTATTAATAGATTCAATTAATGCGGTGGTTCTAAAATTCACGACGTAAATAGAAGGCGAATATGTAGTAATTACAAAAACATCCTGTCCCTCCTCATATTCATCAATAGTTAATGGCTTTGTGAATGTAATGCCAGCCAGCTCAATAGTTTCGATTTTGATGCAGAATTCAAAACCCGGTTTACCAAAAACAGAAGCGGGGAATTGATCTAAGTCAGAAAAGTCCAACATGTCTCCAATAGGACGACATAGAACAGTTTTACCTTTTTGAAGTGCTGCAAATGCTTCTTGAGCAGTTAAAATATTTTTCATGCTGTCATCCCCGTTTTCGCTAAGGTTTCAATTTCTTGTTTAACTGCCTTAAGTTTTGCCGCTTCAATTTGGATAAGGGCATCGATACCTAAGTGCTCACAAACTGTTTTTACATCGAGGCCACGTTCAGCAATAAAGTTTTGAAGTTCATCTCTTTGTTGATCTGAGATACCGTTAAATTCAGGTGGACTAATCCAAGTGCCACGTTGCTTATCAAACGTGCAATTCAATGCTTTAGCCCTCATTAACATTGCTTGGCGCATGTTCTGGTAATACATATGTTCTTTATCAAGCGACTCAGTTAATTGATTAAGGTCACCTGCATGCTCTGCTTCCTCACAGCTTTGTTTCCAGTTTTCTAGCTCTTCTTGGGCTTTAGCTGCTGCAAGTTGTGCAGGCGTTAAGGTGTTAATGTGATCTTTAGCTTGAGTAATCAGGTCAGCCAAGAAAGTAGGGTGTGCTTTAAGATCAGGTACCCATACTTCACCGGTTTCACCGCCTAAAGCACCTGAGTTTTTCGCATGATGTGTAGGCGAAGGTTTGAAATTAATAACGCGGGCATTTTTACCTTCACCAGTAGTAACAGTTGTTAGATAACCCATGACATCTGCGATACGGTAAAGCTCGTTACGGTTTTTACCACCTAGATCTGGTCGGTAAATAATTTGATCACCGTTTTGATCTTCTGATGCGTGTGCAATGAAAACAACATCTTTACCTAAACTGATCAAAGTATTGATGTATTGCTTGAAGGTTTGGTTCGCTAGACCTTGAGCCTTTAACTTTAAAGAACCATCTTTTTGACGGTTATTTGCCGTAAGTAACAGGTGGGTTTTAATGCATTCAAGCATTGCACCCACGGTATCAATGACTACGGTTTTATATGGTGCTAAGTCCTGCGGAGTAAGGTTTGCAACATCACTCCATTGTTGAACCTGAACAACCGCACCACGACGTAATTCACCAGTACGGTGAGCACCACGGTCAAAGTCAAAAGAAATTGCTTTTTCCGCAGTAAAGCCCATCGATGATTTACCTAAACCCGGATCAGCGTATAGATACACAATAATTGCTTGAACCAATAAAGTTTGGTCAGCAGTAATAATCGGTAACGCCATTTTTCTTATCCTTATCTTGAGCCAGTGAAGCCGCGCTTAGATTTATAAGCTTTGCGGTCATAAGTAGGGATATTTGTTTCACGCAGTTTTATTGCGAGCTGCTTTCTGCGTTGGAAATCAATTTCTTGTGTGAGTTCATTCCAAACTTTTGGATAGTCAGTTTGGAACCTGAACACATTTAAAGGCGTCTTAAATCCGTCTTTAACTTTGTAAAGAACTGAACCATTAGCATTAGATGCGTACACTTGCCAGCCAATACGAACAGAGTAGAGGCCCTTATCATCACGGCCTAAAAATGACTTGTAGCCGTCAGGGTGCTTTTTGAAATTAGACATCATTAAGCCTCCAACAACTTGTTACGTTCGATGAAGCCTTTTAGAAGGCCATTGATGTTTCGGATGTCTTCAAATTCGGTGAAATCGTTATATGACTTACCATTAACATCAGTAATTTCATTTACTGTGAGTTGAGTAATTTCAACAGCAGTGAATTCAGAACCCGGAACGCCGTAACTGTCTGGATGAGCTTCAAAATCAAAGCTAACGTTTAAACGGAAACTATCTAATTTGATTACGGCAACGCCAGAATGTTTACCTGTGATTTTGGCAGTTAAGACACCGTAAGTACTTGGTTGAGTCTTAGGGGTAAATAGAGAAGGGGCTTCTTTTGCTTGGAAAGCTGGCTGCAATTGGCAAGCAACTAAAGAACCACCAGAAATTGCAAGAGCAGCCATGCTGACAAATGCAAAGGAGTTGAAAGGGGTAGCTTTTACGTTCATAATTGATCTCGCAGTTTGCAAAGCCCCGTTTCCGTCCAAAGTTCCGGGGCTTTTTGTTGTCTACAAGATTAATATTAGGTATTCCTAATATTTGTGTCAATAGGTATTCCTAATTTTGATGTATTTTAAATTTTAAAAAACTTTTCTGAAGGGTTAAGCGTTAAAATCACTTTTCCAGAAAAATCAGTATTAGTAAAATTTTTAAATTTATCTTGAATGATCGGGGTAATAAGTTGGCCATTAGCAGCAAGAACTAAGTCAGCTAATTTATCTAATTCATCAATATCAATAATTTCGATTTTATCTTGAGTTGCGAATTTAGGAAAAGCTAAATTAATGTGAGGATCCTGTATAAATGACATATATGCTATATCAAAAGCAGCTACAAGAGATTGTTTTTTTCCACTACCTGCATTGGATTCAAAAGCTTTTACATCAAATTTATAACTTGCTCCATCTTTATCAAACGATACATACCATTTCTCGTTGTGCAGCTTTTCAGAATATTTTGAAAAATAAGTATTAAAAATATGAATATTAATTTTAATAAATTCATCAATAGATGAAGATAAATTTTTAGAAAGACTATCTAACTCTTTGCTAAGCTCATCTTTTTCTTTTTGTATAGACTCAAGTTGACTTAGTAAAGCTTGATCAGTTGCCAAATCCAATGTTAGTTTTGCAATAACTTCATTTAACTTAGTATATTCAGCTAGAGCACCTTGATTAGAAAGCTTTTGAAGTAACTGATTATAATGATGTGTAAGTTTTTTTCTTTCCGAGCTAAAGTTTTCAATACTAGTATTGAGTTTTAGAATACGTCTGTTTAAATAATTTTCTTCATTTTTAAGCATACTATTATGGAAGTTAATTGTTTCTTCAAATTTTCTTTGAATATTAGTATTTAATAACTTGGCTTCTTCATAAATATATTTAATATCTTGTGGATTATCTAAAAATTTATTCTCTTCAAGCTTTTTTAGACGAGAAATAAGAGTATCTTTATCCGTAATTAAGGTTGCTAATAAGTTATTAATTTTTTTGATCTCTACATCAACCCGGTTGAGTTCATTTTCATCAAGTTCATATTTGTCATTAATTTTATAAGAGTCACGAAGCTCTTCTTTTTCTTTAAGTTCTGCTAGGAGTAGATCTATTTTTTGGTTTAGTCCTTCAGGCACAATAGCTTTTAATGAACTATTCTTTTGAGATAAAGCTTTATACTCTTTTTCAAGATTTAACTTATTTTCAATAGATTGTGGATCTTTAAAACCAAATAGAAAAAAACGTAATGTTGTATATTCGGCAGCTGATACAAAATTTCCAAGATATTTTAAAATATTAGTGACTTCTTCATCATTTCTGCGAACAAATTTAGTAATTAGTTGTCGAAAGGTAGGTCTATTTACATTTGTTAAAAAAAGTCTTAATTTAAGTATTTCTTTAAACTCATCTAATGAGTATTTATTATCTTCTATATAATTTTCAATTTCAATTTTTTGAGTTTCAATATTGTAAGTAATTTTTCTTGATATTTTCATATCAAAATTTTCATTATTTTCAATTAAATCTCTACATAAGCGTAGTTCGAAATTAACTTGATTTTGAATGAGGAACTCTTTGACCGCTTTATTTTCTACTTTTTTATTTTCAGGATCTAAATAAAACTCTTCAACTCTTCCGGCTAAACAAAAGTTTATAGAACGTATTAAAGTTGTTTTCCCTAAACTATTGGAACTACTATTTAAATCAGCATTGCCTAAAATAAGGTTTAATCCCTTATGAAAGTTGATTTCGCGAATTAACTCTCCAGAATTTTTTGTTAATATTAATTTTTTAAGGTACATAAAATTTTACCTTCTACAGTAGTTTTGATAACACCTATAATATATAACCAGTCTAATACAAGCATAAATCTATTAAAGCTTATAGGGTTAGTATTATTAAATAAAATGTATAATTCGCTTAAGTAAATTTCATGAATATCTCCTTCATTAATCAATTTAATTAATAAAGCACCCAGATAATATAAGGATATTTCAGGCCGACTTTCATTAAGGATTAACATTTTTTTGAGCTAAGAACTGATGAGTTGGTTTATCAAAGATTTTACATGAAGCAAATACGTAATACACTACAAATTCAATATGTGATAAGTCTTCTGGTGATAGAGTATGCTTGTAATAATCTCTTAACTCAAAAGTTATGATATTTTCAACTTCATGAACAATTTGATCCGCAGTAAGATCTTGCTTAGAGCGTTTTACTCTGCGAAAGACTCCATTCACATAACGGAATATTTGAGGTTTAATACTCCCTGTTGCATTTTCCTCTATCGAACGCAAACGTTGTTCTATGATACAAATACCATCATCATAAATTTCTTGATATTCTATATATGTTTGTATATCGTTGAATTTAATTTTATCTGTTACATCATATGGTAAATTATCTGGTAGCTCTGGTCTTACATTAGTATTCGCTATCATTTTAGCTATATTTGTTAATAAGCTAAACATAATATTTTCATTTGGTTCTGGTATACTATTTATAACATTAATAGTCCCATCCCCATTAATAATATAATTATTGTTACCAGTAATATCTCTGATTTTATGATTGTCTATATTCATTATTTCTTATTTGTCCTTATTAATATTTCCGTCACCATTAATAACAACACTATTACTTCCAATATTTCTAACTTTGTGTATGCGCTTATTTACAGCAAAAATAGCGGTAATAAGTGCAACAAAAAATCCTATTGCTGCTAAAATAATTTTCGTCCATTGTTCAGGTGTTAAATTCGACATAATATACCCCTTTAATATTTAAAATCTCGCATATGCCTAATAACGACTCCAATAATGCGGATTTCATGTGTTAATGATGAAAGTTTAGGAAAATCTTTATTTAAAGGAATTAATTCAAAAATATCTCTACCATATTCATCATGTGATATAACACGATATTTTTTAAATGTTGCCTCATGTGAACCATTTTGAGCTATTACATAACAACCAGGTTTGGGATTGATTGACGCATCTACAATGAGCATGTCTCCTTCTTTAAAATCTGGTTCCATGCTTTCGCCTTGAACGATTACGCTAAAAATCGCTTCTGGATTATTTCCCATATAGTCTGTGTATGTATAACTATGTGGAGTTGTACCGTCATATATGACTTCATGCCAAAAGCCAGCCTGTACATAATCAAGGACTGGAATCTTATGTAAATTTAAATCTCTAAAAATAATATTAGAAAGTTCATTATTTGGATTTTTGATATTAATATCCGATGGTGAGCCATTACCAGATGCTAACCAATTAGGATTAACTCCTAAAAATTTAGATGCTTTTAGAAGATTTTCTCCTTCCATGGTTTTTGATTTTCCACTGAGCCAATCACTAACTGATGGGGGCTTTACACCTACAGCACGTGCAAGATCGACACCCTTAATTTTTTTGGGTGGTAAAACTTCCATTGCATATCTAAGGCGTTCAGCTAATGTTTTCATAGTCTTATCCAAATTGTTAGGCAATCCTAACACAAATTAAATTAGGTATTCCTATTGATTAAAAATAAGGAATGCCTAATAATTGATGAAAAATGGGAGCACGTTATGAATGACGCACAACTTATTGATGTTTTAGGTGGAGTCACAGCGGTAGCTAGACTTCTTGGGATTGCACCTTCTTCTGTGAGTGGTTGGAAAGCTATCCCTCAAGATAGAAAAATCAGACTAGCAGTAATAGCAGAAGATCTTGGCTTAACAACCAGACAAGAAATTTTTCCAGATAATTATCAAGATATTTGGATTGAATTACGTCCTCAAAAAGAGGGAAGCAAAAATCTCGTAACACTAACTGTTTAGGTACCACCATGAGCAAATTATCAGTTGATATTTCTGCAAGTGCCAGAAATGGCGTATCCCGCATATTGCATGGCCTTGATATAAGCAATCAAAAAGAGATTGCTGAACAATTAGGAGTTGATCCAAGCACTATTACTCGGCTTAAAACAGAGAAGAAAAACAATGGCTTGAATGAAATTGAAATGTTTTGCGAGCTATTGAGTTTGCTTGGATTAAAAGTCGTTCCTAAAGATTACCAGAGCATTGATAAGGAACGTGTTGCTGCACTTTTAGTCATGTCTAAAAGTTGGATGAACCGTATAGAAACAGTTGATGACCTATTTCATGACGAAATCAGTGGTCAAAAGGAAAAACTTGGATATTAAAAAACCACTACCTGCGCAAACAGGAGTGGTTTATAGGCATTCAGTCGAGATGAATCAAATGAATAAAACTAATTTATCAAATCAAACAACCGAACGCAACCAGCCAGAATTTTTAGTGGGTGACGTTGTAGTACTTACTAAAGAGTGTCGAAGTTTTAAATCAAATGATTTGTTTGAAGTCAAAAATAAAACCCTGACTAGTTTATGGACTATCAAATCACAAAATCATTTGATTCTAGTTTCGTCAAAAGAAATCCGCACAGCGACAGTAGCAGAGCTCAACGCTAAACGCCGCCTAACAAAAGCTGAGCAAGCATTAGCGGAGGTGTCATGAACAGCTTTACACAGCAAATCAAAGATTCTCGTCAGCAAAGTGAAATCCAATCTTTTTACGAGCCTGCATTGCGAGTGCTTGGGCACCTATTTGAGGTGAAAAAGCAAAATTTACGTAACAAAGGTTATGACGAAAATAATGCAGCGGTAACCAAAGTTGAATTTTCAGAGGCTATGGCTCGTCAATTTCGCATAACGCAGTGGTTAGCACAGCAGATTGTAACCAGCTTAACCAAGGCGTGTTTGATTGATTCTTTTGGAGGTTATGTTAAGCCAAAGGATGGTGAAAAGTGAGATATGCAGCAAAAAGAAAACAGGATATTTCCGTTTCTACCACACCGCTTGAGGTGGTAATTCCACTGGAACAACCAGTAAAGATCTATTCGGCTAAAGAATTAGCAGCTATGCCACTTTCAGTTATGAATGCCGCAATTGAGGCTCAGGAAAGATTTTATCAACTTGAAGAATTAACCCATATGGGGGGGCAGGCTATAGCAGTTCGCCGTCTCATGGAGGATGGGCACAAACTAATTCAGGTGAAAGAAAAGTCTCGTATTCGCTACAAAATCAACAACGAATTTATTCCTCCAAGAATTATTCGTCAGTTGGAAATGCGCGGTCTTGTAAAATTAGGAGCAGTCACTGATGTATAAATATCTCCACCATATCAGCGACTTTATGGTTGCTACAGCGCACCTTAGCCCAGTTGAAGAGTGCTTTTATCGCCGTGCTCTCGATTTCTATTATTTGAATGAAAAACCATTACCCAAAGAAACCCAGTCGGTTTTTCGTCGGTTACGTGCAAATACCCAAGAAGAAAGGGATGCAGTATTAATTGTGCTGCAAGAGTTTTTTGTGGAAGAGGAAGACGGGTTTCACAACAAACGTTGTGATTCAGAAATCGCCGCTTATCAAAAAGTAGGGGATAAAAATCGTGAAAATGGTAAGAAAGGTGGGCGTCCACGTAAGGAAAAACCAAAAGAAAACCAAAGTGAAGGCGACTCGGTTAATTCTGAAAACCCACAAAAACCCAGTGGGTTAATTTTGGGTTCTGAAAGTGAAAGCCAAAAAAACCTTAACCATAAACCGTTAACCGATAACCAATATATAGATAGTAGTAGTGATGCGCGTGAAGAAAATTCGCAATTTACACCAATCCAATTTGCTCAGTATCAGATCGATGATCACAAGCGTTACTCAATGCGTGAATTCATTTCTGAATACAGCGAGTTTCAATACGATTTCATCTCACTTGCTCAACAAAGATTTGTTTCGGTACCTGAAATCGACTTGAGAACCATGATTCAAAATTTCGGTGACTGGTACTTTGCAAACGAATCAAGTTCGTTGAATACACCAAGCATCTGGCTGGTTAAGTGGTTCTCTTGGGTTCAAAACAACGAGAAACAAGTTGCTGCTAACCGCAAGAAGCAAGAGCAAATCTCTATAGCTGGGCAAAAATCACAAGAGCCGGGTTACTTCGCCAATCTTTTTGAAGAACAAAATGAATCTCAAATTGTGGATGTAACCCCGGCAAAAAAGTTTCCAATGATTGAGGAGGTAGGTCATGCATGAGATTACCTTGAACGAAGTGCGTCAATTAATCGCATCTCTTCGCACTGTTTACGCTGCTCAGTTCAATAAGCAATTCCCTACAAGTGGAGAGAGTGCAATACCGCTGTCAGTAGTAGAACAGATCGCACTTAAAACACTGGTTGGCGTTCAACAAAACCAATTTAACAACGCACTTGGTCGTTTACTTACAGCAGGTGGACGCTTTATGCCGTCATTTGCCGAGTTTCGCACCTGGTGCATCGGTGAAAGTTGGATGTCTCCAGAGGAAGCTTGGTCACGTGCATGTAAGTTTACTGCTGATCGTTCGGTGGTTATTACCCAAATCACAAAGTATGCATTAGATGAGGTTATGTATTTGATCGAAGCAGGTCAAATGAAAGCTGCTCAAGATAATTTCTTTGGTACATACAATGTCATGGTGGCGAAAGCGCAGTTAAAGGGCCGTCAGCAAGAGTTTTACGCTCCACCGCTACAACTAGAACACAAAGAACCTAAACACGTTCCTGTGAGCAATGACGAAGCGCAAAAGCATCTCCAATCATTGATGGAACGTTTAAAAATCAATGGTCGTAAACCAGCACCAGTACAAAAACTTCAGGCAAAAGAAAAAGAGCCTGAACTTGCAAAAGAATTAGGTCCAGATCCTTTCGATAATCCACATGAATATGCAGAGATGTGCCGCCGTGAAGGTATGCCGATTCCTAGAAATATTCTTCAGCTAATTGATGGGGCGAATATATGAATAAATTCGAGATTTTAGCGTGGGGTTTACTCATTTCATTTTTTACAGCAGCTATTAGCGGTGCGGTGGTTTTGTGGTGGTTGGCGCGTAAAGAACATATTAAGAAAGGAATTCACCAATGAAACTAACTAAACAGCAACGTGCTGAGCTAAAACAAAAGTTTGGTGGACATTGCGCTTACTGTGGTGATTTGCTTGGCGATAAGTGGCATGCAGACCATATCGAAGCAGTGAAGCGAGATTTAATTCATGTTGGTGGCGGTAAGTTAATTACGGGTGAAATGACTAGACCGCAAAACGACACTTTAGAAAACATGAACCCTGCATGTGTTCCTTGCAATACAAACAAATCGTCTATGCCGCTGGAAGGGTGGCGGAGGATGCTCACACATTATCGTGATGTTCAGTTGTTACGAGATAGCACACATGCTCGTCATTTACTACGTTTTGGGCTGATTGAAATCAAATCTGAGCCTGTGAAGTTTTTCTTTGAGAGTTATAAAGAGGGCCAGTCATGAATAAACCATTAGAAACTTTTGATATAGACGCAGCAAAGGCTCGCTACGAAAAATTACGAGGCCGATATAACCGGAGTGGGCTATCTAATACTGATTACAACGAGCTACTTCAATTAGAAAAGGCACTTGACCAAGCGAAGAAGTTTAATGCGGAGGGCGCAAAAAATGGACAGTAGATGGATTGAAGCGCAACGCCGTGAAATGGAAAAGCTTATTTCACCAGAGCTAATCAAGTCGAGAGATTTAGCACGTCAAAGTTACTTCGATCAGATGGAAAAAGAAATGGCTGACCACGTATCACGCTCAATTGAACCACTCAGCGGTAAAAAGCAAAGCACTCTGGTTGAACTAAGGGATTCAATTGAAAAACTGGCTCAGAAGTATAAACAAGATGCTCATTCTTCCAGCCTTTTTGGTGATCAGGATAAAGCGCGAGTTTATAACTGCTTTGCTAATCAATTGGACCATTTGCTGAAAGGTGGTGCTTGATGTCATCAGTCAGCATTGCTGAATACCGTAAGTTATTTCCTATTAAGAAAAATAAAAAGCGGCGTTCAGCAAAGCAAGTTGCTAGACAACCAAGTGTGGGTGAAATGGTACTGGCAACGCATTTAAGAGCATGCAAGATCAGTTTTGAACAGGAATATAAATTCCATCCTGAACGTAAATGGAGAGCAGATTTTTTAATAACGGGTACAAAGATTTTGATTGAGGTGGAAGGCGGGATCTGGAGTGGAGGTCGCCATACGAGGGGTATAGGTTATCTAGGAGATATGGAGAAATACAACGAAGCGGCAATGATGGGTTTTACAGTTTTAAGGTTCAGTACAGAGCAAGTTAAAGCAGGCGTGGCGATTAAACAAATTGAGCAATTGGTGGGTGAGATATGAGTGCAGCTTTAAAAACACAACAAATGGACTGGTCAAAATATACTATTGATGGTTGGTTAGAGCAGTTTGGCGCTTGGTGTGAAACAGTTAGAATGAAAGGCGGTGATCTACCGGACGGACTTCATATCAATCAAATTTACTGGTTGATGCGTGAAGCTGGCAAAGAAGTACAAAAAAGTAAATCTTATATTCGATGTGAGATCAGTGATTATGAGGCGGATCAAATTCAAGCACTTTTACGAAGTCTATTAAATTCTGATAAAACAGATTTTACAACTAAGTTTGCATTAATTTGTTTAATTAAAAATAAGGTTGAAAATAAAGGATTGTTGAAGGTTGCTCAAGAAACAAAACAATCTAAAGCTCAGGTCGCAATTATGGTGAGTTGCGCTAGATTTTATTTATTAGGTCATGATAAAAGATTAAGACAAAATGGAGGTTCAAATGAAAACATACACTGTAAAACTATATGAAGGCGTTAGTCGGGAGAAAGTTAATGAAACTTTGAAATACTACCCTGATTATTTTGGTAAAATATCAATAATTACAAATGTAATTAATAATAAATTGCAATTAACACTAAAAGCATTTGAAGGAATCGACGTTATAACTGCCAATGATCTAATGATTAAAATCGTTGAACGTTTAAAAGCTTCTCAATTAGTAGAAAAGCATAATTTAGACTTGTTGACTGTCTAGACGCTTTATGGCATATTTTTGATATAGTGGACGAAGTATAAGTAATTCACTGATCTAAAGCTCATCGTTTGATGGGCTTTTTGTTTTTATACTTGCTAGATTTCAATTATGATTTAAAATTAAATCAGGTGGCTCGTCGCCAAACATCGCCACCTGAAATTCTATTAGAAATGATAGTTATTTGTTTGTGTCACCTCCATATTAATTAATTGTAGAGTTGATATTGTGTTGTACTGGTGGTGGGCACCAAGCGCCACCAGTACAATCGTTAAAAGCGCCCCTTTTCTTTGCATTAAGTAATGTTCCTTTGATTTAATGGTTAGATTTACACCACACATTAGCTGTCTTCATCCTAAATACATGGTCGTTACATTATAAATCATCTAAATTGAATGCTTGTCTAAATGTTAAGCGTTTAAGAATGCCCACTTAAGCATGTTTATATTTATGCTATAGTCCAGTCTAATTAGAATTTGGTACTTAAAATGAATATCTGTGTAGGTGGTGAACTAGATGGGCAAAAGATAGAAAAAGAAGGCAGATTACTAAAAGCTTCTGATATCGTCCCATCTTTTAAAACTGATTACTACAAGCAAGTTTTTAACCGTGACAACATTAATTATCATTTTTGGCTACCAATAGGGTCCAACTTGCATGAAATGTCAAAGCGAGTTTTGGATATTTTGAGAGCATCAAAAAATTAAGCTTAAAGTATATTGTAAATACATCTTCTAACTTGTATGATATGTCACAAATACTGCGCTGAAAGTTTTTTGTTTTTTGACCCGTTTCTTTTTAGAAGCGGGTTTTTTAATGTTTATGTTTTTCTTGCCGGACGTATTACGGCATGTAAAGCCCCGCTAAATATCAATTATTGGCGGGGTTTTTTCTTTAATTAATTTGATGATTTGGTTCTCGGTAGTAAATAATTTACTATTGAGAAATAAGTATTTGAAAAATAAAAAATAATTTGATTTTTAGTAATATGTTTAGTATGTTGAGTGAAGATTAATCATTCTATAGGTAAACCTATGTCTTTATTTATCGGTGGTCACCAACATGGTCAATTCTTGTCGAAAGACGAGTTGGATTTGAAGCCAGAAAGTATTACAAAGCAGTACGGACCAAAAACAGGTATGCAAAGGCCAACAGAGTCATATTATAGAACTCAAGTAAGCTTCCACGGAGAAGTAAAAACGTTTTATATAATTTCTGGTAAGCAGCCTATTGAAATGAGAGATGAAATAATTAATTTATGGGATCAAGTAAAATCAGATATATATGCTATCTGATTAATTTAAGAAATTTTTTACTTTTTTCTGGAGGATTTCTTTCATGTTATAGTTCAGTCTGATTATAAACTGGTAAGTAAAATGAATATCTGTGTTGATGGTGAACTCAATGGGCAAGTGATAGAAAAAAAGGGGTGTTAAGAACAAAGATGTATATAAATATTATAAAACTCAGTAATTGCATAATAAATTCAAATATTTACTTAAAATCAGGGTGACCGAATTTAAACAATCTTTACCTAGGCGAAGGATTTAGTAACTCAAATAAACATTATTTTAGACGGATAATTATAAAAAACGGAGTACAAATGTCATGAATGAGAATGTAAAGCTAATAAAGTACATTGATGTAGCTGAGACAGTTTACGAACGGGTATATGAAAATAATAAAATTTCAAATAATTTGATTGTTAATCTAAATCGCATTATGGCTGAGATAAAGAATCAAGCTGCAGAAAAAAGACTCAAATTGAAGTACAGCTCAATAGACTTTGAACATTGTTTAAGTTTGCCTTTAGTTGATCGCAAAATAAAAGTAGATTTAAGCCTTATACCTCATTTTGAAGATCGTGAAGAAAGTATTTTGTGGTTAACTAACTTTATTGGAAAAATTTGTGAGCCCAGAAAGATGCAAAGACAGAAAAAAAATCTTCATTAAGTACCTGTGAATTTTAGATGAACCGCCCTTAAAGCGGTTTTTTATTGCTAGTAGAATATTTAAGGTATCTTTTCTAATAGGCACATACTATTGAAGTGTTTTTAATTTATTTTTTAGATTGAAAAGATTGCTATTTAAGTAATTTAAATATAAAAATCTTTATTGATTGAGCGTAGTTGTTATACAGGATATTTATAAGGATTTTAAAATGACAATTATCACATTGCTTGATGTTGAGACGAAGAAGAAGGTGATAGTTCGGTCCGTAATAGACCCAATAGCAAGAATAGACAAAAAAGGGAATATACAAATTATTCAAATTCATAAATGGCTATATGATGAATCTGGAGATTTCGTTGATGAAGACTTATATGAGGCACTCAACAATGGAGAAGTTGGAATATACATAACTTTGCAGTATATGATCATTAATATTGAAAATTAATTATTTTTTATTTTTAGTCAGTTTGAGTTCTTAGTCTCTAGAGCCTAATGGTTACTACACATAAGACCTTATTAAGTATTACCTATTGATGGGCACATATTCTTTATAACTCTTGATAAGTAAAAAAATTATGTAGGCTAAAAATAAAACTATTTAAAAATAAATCTTTATCTATTTAAATATGAATATTTGATATTTTTAATTCAATCCCTATTGCTAGTGCTTAAATATTATGCCAATATGAAGTTGGAAATATTTCCGAATAGATATTTCCTATTTCAGGTTTAAGCGTTTTTTTCGCTAAGTCCATTTCTGAATAAAAATAGGAAGTGGGCTTTTTTATTTTTAAATATTTCTGTATTATCAGTGTGTTGCTGTAGGTAACACTAAACCTTGTTGATCAGCGCAAATATCAAAAAGGGGGAGCTTGCCTACTAGGCAAGCTTTTTAAATTGATGATTTAAACACAATAATCCATTTTAAAGCTCAATAGAAAGATCAAACTTCCATAGCTTTTATTCGTACTAATTTATTGAATATAATCGTCTTTATAATTTTAAAAAATTCCTTAAACTAAAAATGGAAAATTTCTTGTTGCAACATTGTTATAATAGGATTACCTTAAGAAAAATACTTTATAAAAATGAGGAGCTGCTGAAATGCCACAGTATCTCATGTTTGCGGAAAATATTTATAACAAAATTAAAGATGAGGAATTGTTTTCACATGACTGTATTGAAAATATGAACTTACTTATGACATGTATACGCAGAGAAATTAAGGGAACAGAATTTAAATTAAAATATAATTTTATTGATTTTGTTGAATTGTTTAGTAGACCATTAGATGAATGTAAAGTAAAAATAGATGTGAGTTTGATTCCTCCTCATAATTCAGAAGGTGAGTATATTTTATGGTTAGCTGGATTTATCGAAAAAATTACAGAAGGTGGACCTAAACCACCTCCGCCTATAAAGAAATTTATTCCAGAGTATATGAGCTTCAAATCTGAATTAGATTTTTTACCCTTAAATGAGGAAAAAATTCAAAACGAAGGTAAAGAAATTACGGATTACTTTAATTCAAAGCTTTATAAGGCAACTTTTAAGAAGTAA